CAATACACGAACTGGGATGTAGATGAATTCAGCTGCCTTAACAGGTTCAACTGCAACGTCAATCCATAGTTCGTTTCTGTCGATACGAGCAGGAGTGTTGTTGCTCTCATCACATACAACTAGATAGTCGTATAGGCCGCGCTTTGCAACTAGATCAACCATCAATGATTGAACAACACCTTGAATCTGCTTACGTGTTAACGAATCGTTAGGTTCGAATACGAAAGGACGTGCTGCCAATGTCAATTGACGACGGATATAAGCGATCAAACGTGCAACGTTAGTACGATCCAATGCGCTTGAGCTATTGTAGCTTGTCTTGTTACCGTAGTTCAACAAACCGATACCAGTGAAGAACACTAGTGGGTTGATGAAGTTAGTGTACAATACATCACGGATACCGATACGAGTCTTGATGACTTGGAATTCACCAGTCTGTGCATCAACATAACCAATGTTTGTAGCATTGTCAATGTTACCACGACGAGTACCAGCAGCAGCTAACCAAGGATAAGACTTAGTATCGCTAGTCAAGAATGTGCGCAACATCATATGTGATGCTGGAACAGCAACTAAGTTACCTGACAAGTCTGGAGCAATACCACTTGGGTAGAATAGACCCATGTATGTATTACGAGTTACTAAACCGTCTTCACCTGTGCTTGTTGCACCTGCTGCGTTAGTAGCCCATGCTTGAATTGCAGTAGCATCATCAGCTAAACGTAATGGTGTATCACCAATGATATAGCCAGTCTCACCGCGATCAGCGTTCAAGACAACCATGTTAGGTTGTAGTTCTGGATAGTTAGGTGTAGCCATCAAGTTGAAGAAGTTGTCTTCATCACGAATTGCTAGGTTAGTGTCAACTACTGAACGTAGAGCTTGAACAACCATAGCACGTTGTGCCTTACGACCCATGTAAGGAGAACCATTTGACTGATTACCGCTTACTGTTACCCATGCACTTGTTTGTGCAGGAAGAACTGCTCCAGGGAAGTTAGTACCATTGAAGTAGTTAGTTCTGAACTGCTTGACGTTATAACCTGAACGGCGTGTGTTGAACAACAACATACCTGTTGGGTAAGCTGCTGGACTAGGAGCGTCTAGGTCAACATAGTTACTAGTCAACAAACTCTTGATTGTTGGGATAGGATCATCTACTGGGCTAACAGTTCCGTTTGGTGCCCAACGAGCATCCAAGAATGTAACACCTTGTGAACTTGTTTGATCTGTGTTATCTAAAAGAACCCACTGATCTACTTGGCTACCAGGAGCGCCAACAGCTTCCCAGCGATTAATAACTGGATAGTTTTCTAAATCAGTAGTATCAATCCACAAGTCACCGTATACTAGAGGAGTACCGTCAGATTGTGTTGTAGGTGCTGTTGCAGCTACAATAGGACCATTAGGGTCTGTTGCGTTCACGCCAGTTGCTGATGGGAAACCAGATGAGTCATAATTGACATTCTTGTAGCCTTTCCATACACCACCAGAATTAACCATGATGTCAACTTGGTCTACTACAGAATAGAACCAGTTTGTGTTATTTGATGGAGCTACTGCAGGTGCACCTTCGTTAGCGATGTAATCGAAGTTTCTCCAGTTACTCAACTGTGTCTTGAAGTTTTGAGGTGCAACACCTGACACAAAAACAACACCAGTAACAGCAGAAGTGCTGACGGATGTTACTTCAAGGATCAAGTCATTAGCAGGAGTTGCTCCGCCTAATGCAGTGCCTAAAACTTTAATTTGGTCACCGACAGCATAACCAGTACCACCAGACGCAATATCAGTTGCGCTGTTGACATAGTATTCACCATAACGACTGTTAATACCATTAATAGTAGCACCACTACCAGTTGAAGGACTAATTGCAGTTGTAGCAACAGAGTTGTATAGATAGTTAGTTCCAGGACCATAATTAACGCCAGCAGTGCTATTAATTACAAAACCTGCAGCAGCAATCATACCTGTTGAAACACCTGTAACTAAGTTGAAGTCGTTCAAGATAATTTCACCACCTAATGTGTGAGTGATCTGTAGTGCTCCAGCGGCGTCGATAGTACATGTTGTATAAGGAATACCAGCAGCAGACCAAGCTGTAACAAAGTCAGTTGCTGTTGTATTGTCATTCAACAACACAGTATATGTCGCACTTAATGATGAAGAACCAGGCAAGCTAGTTTGAACTCGCAACGCATTGTTACCTGTATATGGACCATCGTTGAATACAGGATCAATAACATTACCACTTACTACTGTTGGTCCAGTTGCAATTCTTTCCCAGAAATACAACGGAGAAGTTTCTGCACCAGATACAGTATCAGAATCAAAACCATACTGAGCATAGATAGTACCTGCAGGGATATTTTGTCCACCGGCAGAATCTAAAACAGAATCAACTGACCATGCATCGTCTGATAGAGTTACAGGTTTGTTAATCCATGAGTTTGTTGTGGTATTGAAAATTGACATTACTGGAGTCAAACCATTACCTGCTGAACCTAACTTAACCCATACAGAGCCAGTAGGATGAGGTGATGCTTGTGAGCTTGTCCATAGAGGCATCTGTGAAGATGTGCCGTATGCTAATCCTGGTTGAGCATAAACTGCAGGATTAATACCCAAATCATCAAGTACAGTACCTGTACCAGTTTGAATAGTGATCTGTTGGTTTGAACGGCCGATCGGCTGACTACCAAAGATGCATAGTCTGTTGCTACGAACAGAAGCAGTTAGATAACCCCAACCTAAACCTGTGATAAGGTTTGCAATACCTTGTGGTGTGTTATTTGGTGAGCTTGGAACTGTAATTGTAGCAGATGCACCACTATTCAATACGATTCTGAATGTATCACCAACTGTCAATGAAGATGGTCCACGTGTCGCTTGAACTGTTGGCCAATCAGCTGACCAAGCACGACTTCCTACAGCAACCCAAGCGTTGTTAGTTGTCTTGTAGAAATATGTTGCACCAGGGCCGCTTGGCTTACTTGTTGCATCGATTGCATCAACTGCATAATCACCGATAGCACCGATAGAAGCTAGAGGAATACCTGAACCATCTAAGTTAGTAGGATCAGAAATAACGATTGGAGACTGAATAGTGAACTTGCCAGTAGTTTGGTCAAATTCGTAAATACCCCAAGTACTAGTTGTAGTATCCAACCAATATGTACCGTTATCAGGAGTACCTGTAGGACGACCTGTTTGACCGACTAAGCTAGCTAAGTCGATATCAGCACGTAAGATATACGCACGGTTTGTTACGCCCAATGTAGAATAAGCAGCCAATAGACCGTATTCGTTCAATTCGTAACCTTGGATTGGTGTACCGTTAGAAGTAGTATAGAAGAACGGTGTACCATACAAGTTAACCAAGTCACGTTGACTTGTTACCTGGAATAGCTTACCAGCATTTGCTGCGGTAGTAGCCTGTGCTACACCCGTACCAGACGCATCTGCTTTGTTTTGTGCTGTCGCAACTACGATTAGTGGGACTGAGTTTGTTGGTGCAGGTAAGTATTGACTCTGGTCAATGATCGTTACTTCTACGCCTGGAGATGTTAATGCCATTTTGTTTTTCCTTTATGTAAAATTATGAGGGTTACGACCCTAAAATGCATACTATTATTTAGTAGAAAATTCAAAAAATGCGGTATAGCCGTGCCTTCGAAGGTTTCTAGCTAAATATAGAATGAGCATTCAACGCCCTATCTGTCAGCATTGCAATAAGAACTACTGTGCAGTCAATTACATACGTGCAGGAGTAACACACTATCGTTCATCATGTGATGAATGTGGTAGAAAGAAAAACAAACTGAAGCCTAGAAAGGCCTCATGGACAAAGAGTGGATACAAGAAAAAAGCCACATGTGATTTATGTGGCTTTAAAAGTTTATTTACTAGTCAGATTACAGTCTTTCATATCGACGGCGACCTAGAAAATTCTCAACTTACTAATTTACGTTCAATCTGTCTCAATTGTGTTGAGGTAGTCAAGAAGAAAGAAGTCACTTGGAAAAGAGGCGACTTAACCGTTGATTACTGATTGAATCTGTTTGTGTAAATCGTCAATCGATCCGTTGTTGTCAATATAAAAGTCGTAGTTTATACCAACAGAGCTATATTCACTTGCATGAACACGATGACGGTCTAGCTTCATTTTACTGATAGACCAGGACATGTTCCCAACTTCACCTTTATTGTAAGACACTGCTGCATCATACCATTCAGGTGGTTGACCTCGATTGACCCGCATCGTAATACCACCTACATTCTTGATAGCTTTAACTTCATTGTCAAATCTACAATCAGTGATAACAATATTGTCTTTGGTTTGACGTAGTTTGTTCTCTACGCTAGCAACCCAGATATCAGTGTGAAAGTGATTGCGCAACACATCAGTACCCCAGTATTGTAGAACCCATCGAGGTGTTATTTCCATACCCAATCGTTCACTCCACCAAACGTCTTTCTGTTCACGCCATTCTCTGCTAGTCTTTGTTGAGCCCTCTAGCAATTCTCTGTCCCAACCAAACACGGCTGAAACTGCATCTTTGAGTGAAGACGCAAAACTCACACGTTTAAACCCGTGGAAGGTTGTCAAGTAATCAGCAACTGTATCTTTACCAGATCCAATAAAGCCTGTTACGCCTATAATCATGTGGAAACTCCTATCAGATACTTAGTATAAGACAGGAGTGTGACAAAAGAAAGTGTTTAGGTTCAATCTAATTCATTGAACAGATAGACGGTTACTGGTTTGTTAGCTTTTAATGCCGATGCTACTCTATGATGCCCATCTAGTATATAGAAATGCTGACCATCTCTCAATACTACTGGTCTGTCTGTGTATTCAGGGAACATTGCTTCATCACTACCATAATCACTTAACCAGTCTTGTGTTGCAGTGAGATTTTTTGGATCCATTCTCACAACTTCTGGCTCGTAACCGTCGTCTATCAGTTCTTCAACAATATCAGTTAACTCGGATGAATCGATATGTTCATCAGAATAATGTTGCATTGTCCTAGGATCGTACGGGCCTCTATATTTACCTAAAGGTAATGTCGTGTCTCTATACGATTCTAGTAATTCGCTGATCTTCATGTTAACCCTGAATCCATGTTAGTGGTTGACTGTAATCGACATAACGCTTGAGTTCATCGATTAATGCCTCTTGCATTGCTTTGGCTTCTGCTTTCATTGCAGTACCGTTCAATGTAGTACCACCACCTGGACCTGCGATAGTACCAAACTTTTCACGTGCTTCACCGATGATACCCTTCAATGTAGCAAAGATATAGTCACCAATCCAAACCCCTGCACCTGGGTCTTGTAATAGCACTTCTTCGGTACGCTGGACGTCAGCCCAAATAAGTACCTGCTCACCTGTTGCCTTAGGGTCACGAACAATACGCAATACCTTAGTGACAGGGTCAAATGTGTAGACTACATAACCACCGAACATACGTGCTGCTAATTCAACATAACCTGCATAGAAGTCATACGTTGCCATACCACCAGCAAAGTTATAGTTCAATAGGTATGTATTTAAAATCGCGGAACTGAACGGATCAAATGCACTGGATCCTGGACCAGTCTCTAATCCAATTGTGCGTCTATATAAACAACGGACGTTGATAAACTCTTGAGGTAGTGTATAAACATCTACGTTCTTTTCCACGGTGAATAATGTGTATGATTCCGCTGTGGCATTTTGAGCCCTTTGTCTGTATAACTTGATTGTGTAGTTATATGCCGCTTCGAAATGTTCAGGGTCAATCTCAAGATCAACAATACCATCTCCTAAGCGGTATCGAATGTTCTTGTATAATGCCTGTTTCAATTCATCGAGGGTCATTCCATTCGGAGTAGATAATATATTTGATGCCATATGTGTTCCTATGTGTATATTTATCTGGTCTAAGTGAATTGATATTCTTAGGCAATGGCGAGTAGATATGATCTACTCAAACCAAAGGAACATTCTTGAGGCGTTCAGGCGATGATGAATTAAAAGATTACAGTGGAGGATTGTCTATGTCTCACCGACCCCGTGAAGGGACTTTTCCGTATTCGCTGTTAAAGTGTAGGTATATTCATCAGGATTCTACACACAGCCCAGGCCCTCTATCGCAATTACTTTGACCTGGCATACTATCAACTATTAAGATATGGGAAACGTTTCTACGCAGGGGGTAGACGTTTAAGCATCAAAGGGTAGTCCCATAAATCAGATGTTGGTCGTCATCATCTACCGTCACTGCACGTTGAGGACGGATTATTGCCACAGTTCGAGGTCGTGGGTTACCTATTGACCAATAATTATTATGTCAGCACATCAAAGATTGTGCCGTACTCGTATCTATTCCAGTTATCCATGTCAACATATGTGTTGATATTGCGTCGGTACACAGTAGTGAGCCAGACTCTTTTACCGTGTACTTTGACTGGATACCAAGCAAACCATTTCTTCCAAGGAGACACTAGTATCTTCCTAGCAACAAATTCATTCCATTCCATATCAGAAACAGGACTTCTCATTGCTTGAGTTTAAAGACTAGAAACAAGTCTTTGAGTGGATGGTTCCAAGGGTCTGTGACACCGAATGCCAAGTGACCAAATCTTGTATCACCGTCAACTTTATCTATGTCTTTTTTAGATGTAGTCCCGTCGATACAAGTAAGTTCAAACCCGTAAGGTAGTTGTTCATACTCCTCTGGAGTAAACAAATACAGATTAGTTTCTTTACTCCAGAGTTGCATTTTAGATATCGCCTTCTTTGCGATTCTCTGAGTAGTGGGCATCGAATGTACCACCGGGGTAACGTGATTCTAATTTACGCACGTTTTCGTCAATGACTTCGTTAGGGTCAATGTTCAATGCACGACATGCATTAATCCAGTACCACATAACGTCACCAAGTTCACGCTTCAAGTGAAAGACTTCGGCATCAGTCATTGGCTTGCCTTGAAAGATGATCTTCTTGGGCACTTCGATGAATTCACCGGACTCTGCTGCCAAGCCGAAACATGCAGTCATCAACAATGCAATGTTGACTTTGGGACCTTGTGTATCAGTTGCTGGATCAAAGTTGTGATTCAATTCATCAAGGCGATCATGTAGAGTAGCCAAGTCATTGCTTGCTTTGCTGGTTACAGCCTCTACGAATTGTTTGTATTTGTTTAAATCAATTTGTTGTGTCATATTTTTCCTTATGTATGTTGTATATTATCTCTGCTAACTTAGCGTGTGTTTTTACGCCGGGGTGAAGATTGTCTAGTGCCTTGTCGCACGTGATTTTAGACATGTCGATGTATTGTACATCAACTGTCATGTTCTTGATATAGTCATTGGTAGTATTAGACCAACGTTTTTGCCAAGGATCAATTGATACGTTAGTGACATTGACTTCCTTTGTCGCTAAGTAACACATAGCATGGTGGACGTTACGTATGTACCTGACGTACAAATCATAATCACCATGCGCTTTATAAAAGTGTTCCCATTCTGAACTGCCCGTTGATAGACTATGTATCATTCTATTGGGCATGATATTAGAAGATTCTCCGGTGTCTGAGAACAATAATGCTCTATACATATAAGACCACATGATAATTACATGGTCTCCTTTGTTAAAATTTTCAAAATTAACAATATTATGTAAGATTAAATCGTTAGATGCACCCGGTACTGATATGTTAGTATAGTTTATGCCTAGCTTAGAAGCCATGATAGATGGCCAAGCCATCTTACTATGAGTCAATCCTGGATATACATCTTCGATAGCACAGTCTGGTAGACCATGACCATAGGTCATTGAACAACCAAACGCTACCAACTTATTTATTTCCATAGTTTAAGTAATGAAACAAACTCAGGATAGTCTGTTTCGGGTCTGGGTGATAGCACGATTGCTACCTCTTTGCCGTCCAGTCGGCTTTCAGTCACAATGATATTATCGCTTACTTCCTTCAGCATTGCAAACTCTGCGGGAGTAACAGCACAAGTAACTTTCTTGAAACTTTTTTCGAGCCAAGTCTTGTAATGTTCTTGCTCATTAAATTCCAAGTGACACATCAACCCTGCGTGTGCGGCAGAGTTCATTGCGATACCCACTGGGATATCGTCTTTAATGCAAATATACATCTTCATTCTTTAGTTCCTCTAGTTCTTACTGTTCGCAAAATTCTATCTACATTATCCACTGGAGGTTCTTCAACTCCAAAATGTTGTTTAATCTCGTCCATACAATGGATACCACCTTGTTCAAAAGTATCAATTGATTTAGGAACAGTATCACTAATAACTTGTTCACAACATCCGATACATTCCTTTACAATCAACTCGGCGAACTTTTCAATGTCGTCAAAGTTTGCTACACCGGCGTGTCCATCGTATCCGTCATATTCGTATAGGATGCTAATACCAGCTTTACGGGCTAGTTCTTTAATTCGTTCGTTCATTCTTTAACTCCGAAATGTTCTTTGATCCGTTTGGTTAATTCAGCATCTTCTGGCCAGCGGCTCATATACGGTTGAACAATGCCAGCACATTCCTTGACAATCAACTCGGCGAACTTTTCAGTATAGAGTTCCCTAATACCAGGAACGCAATCACCCCACCGGCTGGCACTGACCAATTTTGAATATTTTGTGTCAGCATATTCTTTAGCCTGTTCAGCAAGTTCTTTAATTCGTTCGTTCATCAGAATGCTTTCAAAAGGATCATAGCTTCGTTGAAACGACCGTTAGGGGTAGTCGCAACCGCTTTGATATCAGTAAAGTACTTACGAGCCGCGGGCTTTGAACCCATAATTTCTTTGATTTGCTCACCGGGCTTACGCAATGTCTTGACCTCACTCTTTGCAGTGTCAAAGCCGAGCAAAGTATTGCCCTTAACTGTGAAACTCTTAGAGTATTCATCAGCAAGGTAGTGATGCAGTTTGCGCTTTGCAGTGTCATAGACCCATGCTTCGCTTGCACCATGTAGTTTTACAGGACTGATAGATACCAAGTCAAGTTTTGCGGCAGTATCTTTGAATGTCTTCAAGTACTTCAACTTAGCCACAATCTTTTCAACGGGCACTGCCTTACGTTGTCGAGGAGCCTTGCTTGCTTTCTTGACTGAAATGTATGCGTTCAAGTCAGTAAGAACTTGGTCAATAAATTTGAGCGTGTTTCGTACCTGAATCTTAGTGAGGTGACTATAACCCTCGACCAATTGCTTGTCTTTGCCTTCTTGCAATTCTGTAAATTCAGCCTGTTTCTTCTTCCAAACATCAGAAATCAATCCAATGTGTTGTGGCATCACGTTGCATCGTGCAACAAGATCCATTGTCTTTGTCTTTGTCTTTCCTTCAGTGATGAATTCATCGAACACACCTTCAAGCTCACCTGCGGCATCTTTTGCCTTGTCTCGCAAAATGTCCTGAATGTTTGGACGAACAGCTTCAACCACGACCACTTCCTTCTTTGCACCACCGGTGGCACTGACTTCTTTGAATTCAGGTGCAGTGTGGGTCTTCAACAATCGAGTAATCTCTTCCTCAAGTTTGGTTTCTTCATCTACGGTAGTCTCAAGACCACGCAATTTCATTCGTGCGAGCCAGCAGTAAGTGTTGACAAACTCACCGTCTGCAACTTTTCGCATTGTTTTAGCTTCTTGGACACGACCAGTGAAGTCTAGGAACTGACACATCAGTTCTTTTGCATCTTTCTTACCATAAAACCAGTTGTACCAAGAGAAACCAGCAGAAAGGGAAGAGATACGACTATCACTTTCAGGCTGAATAACGTACAGAGGCTCCTCACCCATGTACTTAGTGTCTGGGTTTTTTGGGTTCAGTGCTTTGACCTGAGAATGGTCTTCTGAATTGCGTTTGCGTGTAGCCATGAGGTGCTCCTTTACATTGATTTATCAAGTATAACACATGCTCGATTTATTGTCAAGTTCTTGGGTGTTGAGCGATAAATAAGTATATGCCAAGATTATCCCTTTACCGCCCAAATAAGCAAAACGATTACCGTTTTTTGGATAGAACCATATCCGAACAATTCACTGTGGGTGGGACAGACTTGTACATTCACAAGTATCTAGGCCCTAATACTGGTCCTTCAATCGACTACACTCAACCAGAATATGCTAATGAAAGTCCAACAAACATTCAAGATTTATTATTCTTAGAAAACCGTGATAGAAAGTATGATACTAATATCTATCGTTTACGTGGACATTATAATGTACAGAACTTAGATTTTGATTTGAGTCAGTTTGGACTTTTCTTAAATAACGACATTATCTTTATTACTATCCATTACAATGACATGATCGATTTAGTCGGTCGTAAATTAATGGTCGGTGATGTATTAGAACTGCCACACTTACTAGACTATAATCCATTGGATGAAAAGATCCCAGTAGCATTGAAACGCTTCTATCAAATCACTGATAGTAATTATGCAAGCGAAGGCTTTACACAAACTTGGTATCCTCACTTGTGGCGTATCAAATGTGAACCATTAGTAGATAGTCAAGAATTCAGTCAGATTCTTTCTGAGCCTGTACAACAAGACAACTATCTTGGTCTATGGGATGCGACCAAGACATACCCTGCAGGTTACACAATCACATATGGTGACAAGATTTACAAGACTACGCAAGATGTACCTGTAGGTGTTACTCCACCTGATCCTGCATATTTTGAATTAGTAACTGATGGAAGTTTGAGTGATATTTTGGCCACATACAATAAGAACATCAAAATCAATGATGCTGCACTGCAAGAAGCACAGCGTCAATTACCTAAGTCTGGCTACGATAGAAGCAAATTGTATATTGTTCCTACATATGGCGAGTTCTCAACGAACAACACGTTGTCAGGAAAGTACAATCAGCCTGCACCACCTGTAAATGTCAATACGAGTGTAGGTGGCGGACCAATTGCTGCTGGACAAGTAGTAATGGTTCAAAACAATAACTTTGTAAATGCTAGTCCTGCAATTAGAATCCCAAGAGAAGTGGCAATGAGCATTTGGGATATGACTGCTGATACTGACATCAATCAAATCACAGCCTTCAGTACAGTCAACATTGAGTCAGCGATGATCGCTCCTACGATGATTGGTAACGGAAGCGGTGCTCTCGAAGGTACTCCTGTACTAAGTGTATTCTCTATGGGACAAATCACTGGCCCCTATGGTACTGCCGACAATACATACGCCACTGCTGACCAAGATCCTGAAGCAACTGGCTTCACTGGTGACATTACACAAGAAATGGACTATCGTGCAGACTGCGATCCTGCATATCAATATATTGCTCGTTCAAGTCCACGTACATTTGGCTATACTACTGGATATCTAGATGGTACAGGTGAAGCACCAAACGGGTATCCAACAGGTGCTGGTATTGCATTCCCACAGAATCCACAAGTTGGAGATTACTTCTTACGCATCGATTATTTCCCGCAGTTGTTATATCGCTGGGATGGTCAGCTTTGGGTTCGTATCTCTGCTAACGTTAGAACAGAGACTGGCTTTGCTACAACAGAAGCTACACAGACAACTAGCTTCATAAATAACACTAATGAGACTCAGCTAACTGACGGTACATTTGTACCACAAGCACAACCTCTATCAGGTATCTTGCAGCTTGCACCCGACCCACTACCACCGGTAATTTAACACATGGCACAATTTTTCTACGACAATCAAGTACGCAGATTCTTAATTCAATTTGCAAAAATCTTTAGTAACTGGCAAGTTACTAAAGGCAAAGATCCTGCAGGTAATGATATCTTAGTTCGTGTACCTATCATGTATGGTGATTCAAGTCGTCAAGCTGCAACTATCATTGCCAACAACAGTGCTAGTAATCTACCATCAGCTCCATTGATTACATACTATATCACTGGACTAGAATACGATCAGCGAAGAACACAAGATCCTACATTCATTGATAAAGTGAATGTTAGACAAAGAACATACAATCCTGACACTCAACAATACGAGCAGACACAAGGTCAAGCATTCACTATTGAACGTTTGATGCCAGTGCCATACACATTGAGACTGAGTGTTGACTTTTGGACAACAAACTATAATCAGAAACTAGAGATCATAGAACAGTTAGGAACATTGTTCAACCCATCATTAGAAATTCAATCAACTGACAACTTCATTGACTGGACATCACTATCGGTCGTTTACCAAGACGGACTAACCTTCAGTAGTAGAACTATCCCTCAGGGCACTGCTAACCCAATCGATGTGATGACTTGGAAATTCTATATCCCAATCTGGTTGAGTACATCAAGTAAGTTGAAGAAGCTAGGTGTTATCGAGAAAGTTATTGCAAGTATCTACAAAGGTACTGCACTACAAGACATTCAGAATGATGATCTATTGTTGGGTACGCGCCAAAAGATCACACCTTACGGTTACAAGTTGTTATTGATTGGAAACAGTCTACAATTGTTACCAGCTAATGAAGCATTCTATCCACCTAACGAGGACCTCTCTGCACCCCCAGCTCCTAATACTGACTTGTATTGGTCTAGTTTACTAAACGTATACGGCACAGTTAGACCGGGTATCAGTCAAATCTGGCTACAGAACCCGTTCATGGATACTGAAATCGTAGGTACTATTGTTCCCAATCCAACAGACGAC